CGCCCAGCAACGTCCGGCTTCACCGGATCGTAAAAGCTCTTGAAGTAGATGTTCTTCCGGAGATCCTTCGCGAGGACTTTTTCGTCCATCAGGATCGGCAGGCCGTTATCGAAGTCGGCGATAAAGACTCGATAGTCTTTCGCCAGGGTGGCAATCAGGCCGGTCTTTCCTGCACCGGAATTGCCAAGCACGAGCATCTTGATCGGGTCATTTTGTGAGTAATCTTCGAGGGAAGGCATCATTTGCTCTTCGTTGTTGTAGGCTATAGTAGCCGGGGAAGTTTTTTGAAGCAAGAGCTTTTTTAATCGCCTCGGGTTTCTAGCGGATTCCAATGCCGCACCGCAAATTCTGACTTAAGCACCAGTTCGCGCACCGCAGGGTCTTTCCCGCAGACTTTTCGGAACTGACAGCCGTTGTATTTGGAGCAGGATTCCGTGTTGCGCGGCCAATACTGGTGCGTTGCGCAATACTCAAGCTGGCGAGACCAGTAATTGAGATCTTGTAGCCACTCTTCGAGGTGGGAATTGATCCGGTGGACGACTACTCTTCCGAAGCGCGAATAATTGGTAGCGACTTGAGTTGCTTCGATGATAGCCCCGACGACAGGAACATCGAATACGACCTTTCCTGCGTAGACGTATCCGCAAGTCTGACCAGAGAAAGTATATCGGTTGAAAAACTGATCCCCAAGAGATGAGACCGTATGTTTCCGTTCGACTGCGTAGAGATCACCAGAGTAGAGCGCGAGCTTGTCGATGTGGCCGGAGTAGATAAAGCTGTCGTTTGTGCCTGCGACTTTCCAAGGAAGTTCAAAGCTAAAACTCATCTCAAGGCCAACGCGGCCATTTGCGAAAGTATGCGTAGTGAGCACGTCCGAAGCGTATTGATCCGCATACCAGACCAGCGATCGAACAAGGCTGCTTCGCGTGCGGCGCTCATCATCGCCGAAATCTTCGAAGCTAAAAGCGTGCCGGATCGTATCGCGAAGAGCATCTTTCGGCGAAAGGCCCGAACAAAGTAGAGCGTCATAGCGCTCGAGGCAATCGTGATACGCGCCTCCGAAGACAAGCGGCGGAGCCGTGCCGGTGGAGCGCCAGCCGCAAATAATACTGTAGAAGTATTTCTGCGGGCAATCCTTGAAGGTAGAGATCGAGGTGTTGTCGATTGCGAACTGCAGCTTGGGGTTAGTTGGGTGGAAAGGGGAAAGCGCCATTTATTGCTGCCTTTTTGTTGGTGCCCGCTGTCGGACTCGAACCGACACTCCGAAGGAAGCGGAGCTTAAATCCGCTGCGTCTGCCAATTTCGCCAAGCGGGCAAAAGCTCAGGTCTTCTTAAGCCCGAGCATGTCAAGAGTAAGACTGGCGCCTTTTGCTTTGCGCTCCGCGTCGGAAATCGGAGAAGACTTCGCGCGCTTTCCAGCCGCTTCAGCGCTCAAGTAGCTTGCACGTTCCGCGCGGAAGCCTGCGATAAGCTGGTCGATCTCAGAGTCCGTGAGATCCTTGGCGTTCTTCTGAAGGATCTCGCTGAGCGCTAACGGATTTAGTTCCATGAAGGGATTCCTCGATCTTTTTCAGCCGGTCGATATGGTGAAGCATCGCTGTGCGGACAAACTTCGTGATGGCGCCGTGCTGCGGGTGGAAGCGCCGGAAGTCATCGAGAATATCTCGGTCTATTCTGACGAGAATGCGGTCTTGATCTGGATTCTGCTCGTCTTTAGCCATAATTAAGGTTCCTTTGGCGCAAGCGACATAGACACCATACTACTCGCCCCACACTACACGCAAGAGCTTTCAAAGAAAGCAGCCGGAAACAACGACAAGAGAATATTGTTCCGTCGGGGTAATGCCTGCGGGAAGAGTGAAATCTCCTTCATCGTAGATCGGATTTTCCTTCGAGAGAATATCCCAGAGTTCCTTCGCAGGCTCTTGCGCGCCCGAACCGAGATAGTGCCCGTGCGCTTTCGCAGCAATGCGGTGGTTCTCTTCTGTCGAAGGAAGCAGGAAGAGCTTGATGTTTTCAGGAATCTCGGACCAGATGACTAGGATCATAAAGGCTCCTATTTTGATTAGAGCTGAAAAAAGCCGGAAGGTTTCCCCTCCGGCTCTTTCTGCTGCTTAGGCTTCGGCCGCGGGCGCGGTAAAGGCGCTGAGGTCGAGAGACAGCGGGGTAGCAGCCAGCTTCTTCGCAGCGACGATCTGCTCCGCCTGACCACGGAAACGACCATCGTTGATGGAGTCCACGAACGCATCGAACTGCTCGTCCGGCACGTCCTTGAGACGCAGGCCCTGCGCGCGGATCGCTTCGGACACCGCGGCGCGAGCCAGACGACGCTCCTCGGCGGCAGTGGGATCCTTCGGCTCGCGGTTCACAAGCGAGCGAACGCCGAACTGGTATTCCTGCACGTAGCGATCGAGATCGTCCTGCGAAAGCGTCTGGGAGTTTTCCGCAGCGGTCTTGATCCGCGAGGCCCAGTTGTTGCGGATATTCTCGAAGAAGGTCTGGTTGAGGGCAGAAGCCTCGTTCTCGTTCAGCACGTGGCCGGTCGCGTAGCGCGGCTCGATGTTCCACTCGGCGTGCTGGATGGTGATGGATGCCATAGAAGGGTTCCTCTTTGGGGGTTAGCCGGGATTGGCTATAGGGGGAATGTAGCCGAAAATCCCCGAAGTGGCAAGAGTAAATCGGGGCTAGACCGTAAAATAATCGCCAAGCGGGGGGCGGTTCCGCGGCATAGTCGCAAGCTCGTGCAAGCGGGCTTCAAACGCCACCGGAACGGAATGCTTAAGCTGGTTCCGTTGGGTCTGAATCGTCTCGATCAAGAAACGAATCTCCTCCTTCATCAGCGTCTCCGCCTTCAGCCAGATACCAAGCAGATCGTTGTCGAGTTGCATAAGAAGCTTCTTTCCATGTTTGCTGAATCGGGAAGCCTAAGCCAACACCACGCTGCCGCACGACAACCCAGGGAATCTCTAACCGCGCTCCGATCCGCTTCCAGGACATAGGGTCAGGCCGTAGCCGCCAGCGGCGGATCTTCGCGTCGATCTCAGCAGTAAATGCTGGCTCCCAGCGGCGGCAATGCCGGAGAAGATCCCACTCTTCTGACCGCGTTTTCCACGCGAAAGCTGGCGCTGCAGGATCGCTACGCGCTGCAAGCTGAGCGTAGATAAGCTTCCGTTTGTTCCAAAAGCGGCGCGCTTTTTCTTTATTTGTCAGCATTGGTCCAGCGGTAGGCTCGAACGCGAGAGAAGCCAAGGGCTACGCAAATACTATGTGGAATTGGAGTTGAAAGCCCGTGTGTTTCGGGTAGGGCTGCGCGCCAAATAATCGTAGCAGAGGCGTCAGAGCGCAGCTTCAGATCGGTATGGCCTTCGGCTGTCTCGATATGCCTCCGAAGAATCTCCTTTGCCTGCTCTTCTGTAAGAAGCTTTGAAGGAGCTTTGATGTTGATTGAAAGGTCTGGCGCAATGCGCTTACGAGTTCGCATTAGAAGAACTTCCTTTCAAGACCGTCATAGCGAAGAATCTTCAGCGGGCGGCTCCGCGATGGAGTGGAAGCGGTGCCCAGATGCGTAAGCATATTCCGGCGACATGATTTGCTGCGTGTCGAGAAGCAGCCATTGACCGCCAGTCCATGCTGCTTTGTCGTGCAGCACGTCCCACTGCAGCGCACACACACACAGTCCCATCCGGCGTGCCATCTGGCGGGCGGCACTCAGTCATGGCGGGGCTCCCCAATGGCATGATCTCCATCCTCGTCAATGCACCACCCCTCCGCTGCGACCTCAGCAGGCGTCATCGTGCGGCGACCTCCCCACAAGAACCATTCATCCCCTTCGCACCAGCACGCGATGATGGGATGCGCGTCACCGGGGCGGGTTTGGATCAGGTCGAACACCGAACCGGGCGGCGTGCCCTCAGGCGGGCGGCACTCAGCGGTCATGGCTTGAAGTCCGTCGAATGCTGAGGGGCTATGAGGTGAAGGGCGTTGATGTCGCCTCCACGGCGGATCGCAGGAAGAGGAGCCAAGCCGCACGCCGCGCGAAGTGCATTCCACGCGCCATCAGACGGCCAATTTTGATCCGTCAATTCCTGCATAAACTGGATGGCGGCCCTGCGGATGATCTCAGCGTCCCCACTCACAGCGTCACCCTCCCCGCGAGCGTGGCGCAAATCTCGGCCCAGCACTCCGCATAAGTGCATTCCCCGGTGCGATAGGCGCCGAAAGCGTCACGTGCGCGTTGAGGGGGCTCTTCCGCCTCCGCCACCGCGAGGGCGCGACGGATCACCGCCGCTGCAATTTGCTCATCGGTGGCGCTGTTCAGGCTATCCACGGCCTCGCGATACGCCCGCGCCACCTGTCGCCACTCATCCCGCACATCCTCAACCTTCATCGCCCGGCTCCTTGTGTGCGAGGGCTGCGCAAATCGCGCTGCTCTGTTCCTTGTGTTGCAGGCGGCGCCAATCCCGATCAGCGCCGGGTGGCTGTTTGGACAGCGCCTTTTCTTCCGCGTCGTGCCACCACTGCTGGGCCAATAATTGCTCCCGCAACCGCGCCACCTCACGCTTCAGCGCGGCGACCTCTGCGACGGTGGTGCGCAAATCCGACAAGCACAATTCGGCTTCCCATTGCGTGCCAGTGTGGATGCCGTGGATGCAGTCGTGCGCCTCCTGGAGAGGCATGGCATCCCGCATGGCGATGTAATGGGCAATTCGGTCGCACGCGCTCATTCCTTCGTCTCCCCGGCTGCTGCGAGCATGGCGCGGTAGATGGCGGCTTCAACCGCACACTCCGCGCGGACTTGCGCGTCAATGGTCATGCCTGAAACGGCAGGGCGGCGAGCCTTGCGCCCAGCCATCTGTCCGTCCTGAAGCATTCCCGTTGTCGGCTCCGCCGGCACCACCGCATAGCCAGCAGCCGCGAGGGCGGAGAGGATGCGCGCGGTGACGCTTTCGGCGTCGTATGCCGCGATCAAGTCCTGTTCGGCTTCAATGCGGATAGCATCGGCAATCACATCCCGCCCGCTCATGCCACAATCCCCTTGACCCGGAGCACGCCATCCAAAAGCTGCATTGCCTCGTTCCAGAGCGTCGCGTCCGCGGCCTGGCCAGATGCCGTGGGAGCTACCTGCTTTTCGCCCCAGCGCCGCAGGACGCGGGCATGGCTGGGGTTGATGCTGCCTTCCCGGTAGAGCAAATCCAGCGCCCGGATCACGTCGTCAGGGCCGCAGGGGCGTGCGAGGTTGCGTTGGCTGGGGCGTTTGGCCATTCCGGTCACGCCATGCCGGATTGCCAGCGCAGTCACGGTCCAGAACCAGGCTTCGTCGGCGGATGCAAAGGGGGTGGTGTTCATGCCCCGCCTCCCGTCAGTTCTTCAGCGCATTTACCCCGGATAGTCCGTGCCTCGTCGTTGTCCCCGTAATCGTAATCTCCGCAGCTTTCGCACTTATGGACTGGCACGGAACAATGCCCGTTCCACTTCCCGCCGTCTGGATGCACGCCTTCGCATCCGCAGTTTGAACCTCCCGTAAACTGCCATTTGTGGCCGAGGATGGCGCATGGGTGCTTACCACCGGCGAGCGTCGTTGCTTCGGCTATCAGGCGGATGAGTTCGATCATGCCCCGTCCCCCTTCCCCAGCGGGAGGCGGGTGGTGCCGAGGCGGGTCCATCCACCAACGCCATCGGTGTAACCCTCGCCTTCTGTGTCGCAGCGCACCATTTGGATTTCGCCGTCGTTGTGTTCCCACACAGCCAACTCCACCACCTCCCCACGCGCGGGCTCGGGATCGGCGGGGAGGGCGTCGAGGGCGTCGACGGCTGCCTCCAGCCGGTAGGTTTCAGCCACGTAGTTGCGGACTGGCACAGCCGCGCGCGCCGCTTTAAACTGCCGCGCCGCCTCCGCCACGGCCTCCAACGCTTTCAAGCGGTTCATTCTTTCACTCCGTTCAAGCCGCAAGCGCGGCACCAGATGATCCAGCGGTTTTGTTCCGCAGCTCGCAGCTTGCTTCCAGTTTCGTAGTGCTGCTCATTACAGGCGGGGCAGGCTACCCACCACTTTGCTTTTGAAGTGCCTGCCCCGACGCCGTAGGCGCGCTTAACGACAAACCACTCGTTAATGCTGCGCCCAGCCATGTCGATGACCTTGCCTGCGGTCATGCAGCCCGCTTTTGCGCTTGAAGGTTTCCAGTGATGATATGGATTCCTTGCTCATGCCAGCGCTGAATTGCTTTATGGTCCGCGCCGAGTAAGGTGCCTATACGGCGCCAAGGAAAAAGATGCCTGCCTGTTCGCGGGCTCACCATCATGCGCGCGCAGACAATCCGGCGCAGCACGAATTTATCTAAAGGTATAAGCACCGGCCAGCGCAGCGCCTCGTCCATGCGGGAAACATCTTTCGGGCTTGGCGTTGGCTCAGACTTCCGGGGAAGCGCCATGCTGTGCACAGGCTCGCGCACGTATTCCCAGATGCTTGTGCGGCAATGGCCTGCTGCGCGCTCGGGCGGCAAGCTCAGCAGCGTGCGCCCCGCTTCTTCGAGTCGAGAAATGACCTCCTCGTGCGTGAACATTAGAGCAGCTTCTCCAAGATAACAGATGTTTCGGTGCAGGTCGCAACGTAGCGCTGCGCGACTCCAAGCGAAGCTCGAATAAGCATCAGGTCGTTTTCTTGCAGCATGTCGCAAGCGGAAAGGAAATAATCTGGCGCCAGCGCCTTGTCGAGGTCTTCGCAACGATAAATCCAGATCGTGAAGCCCTGGGCGTAGCTTATGACAGCTAGATTTCGCATCAGCATCTTGTAGCTCCTAGAGCGGAAGTTCATGCAGGGTCCAGCCGTCCTCGCGTGCGCGAGCCCAGCCGATCCTTGGCGCGGTGTAGTATTTGCCCAGCACAATCAGCATTGCAGCGATCTTGCTCTGCGCAAAAACCTCTATGCCATCTCGTTCAGCACGCCAGCGCATGGGATGCTCGAAAGAGCTTTGGCAGATCTCAAGCTCGTCGATGACTGCGGAGAGCGCTTCGTTAAGCGGCTCATTGCTTGCGACAAGCAGCAGTAGCTCGCGTTT